TGTCCATAGTAGCCATGTCACCTGTTGCACCATTGATAGGTGTAAGGTTGTTTACAAGAATGTCGAATGTGTAAAGGCTGTTAGTGGCCGATACTGATGCGACCTTATCTTGTACCATCTTCACGGCTGCTGTTGTGCCAAACGCTGCTTGCAAAGTTGCAAGGACGTTAGCGGATGCTGTGTCGTTCAAGAATGAAACGGTGAGAGTCGCTGACTCAAGACCCTTAACAAACTTGTGTGCGGTGTCACCCATAGCAGTAACTTCAAGCTCATCAAAAGCCTGATTGAGGGTAACGCTTGTTACGTGGTCGCTAAGATCGATGGTTGCAATCTTTAGGCCGACCTTGTTATTCAAGAAAATTGCCATGTGGCTTATTCCTCATCTTTCTTAGCGGTTGGTTTTGGTTCTGTGGGCTTTACCTGACCGATTTTAGCTAGGAAAGCCTCACGCTCTTTTTCTACATCAGCCATGTTTAGCTCCAATCTGAGAGAACGCTGATACTTACTTCCCCGGATAGCAAATCGCCTGCTACACCGGTTAAGACTGCTGGCGCACTAAATGTGCCTATTGTATACGCAATAGAGGACGCTTCAAGCTTATTCACTATTGCTAAATAATAATCTTCGATATTGATGAGGTTGCCTTGATTGTCAAACATAGGTGCAAGCACAATGAGCTTGAAATTAACTTTAGGCTTTACCGTTTTGTAATGGTCGTTAGACGGCTCAATATAAGGATCGCCGGGCTGTACGACAATGCTATTGGCTAGGGGAGTGGCAGGTGGGAAGGAAAACACCTGCCACACCGCATTATCAGTTAGCGCAGTCGCGATTGTTCCACGTAGGGTAGAGATTGCTGACATTATCCTACTTGACCGCCCGGGGCTAAGTGATCCGCAAGTAAACCTCTGACACGTGCCATAAGGGTATTACCCATGCGATATGGTGAAGGTTGAAAGTCTGGTGAAATGCCGCCAGCGTTAGAGGCTTGGCGAGCCTGCCAAATGTCCACAGCAATCATGAGCGTAGCTTGATTGACCTCGGGCAGCGTAGCGTAGTCCACAGCTTGCGCCGCAAAAATGCGTCCATAAGGTACAACTTGATGATAAGGCTCTGTTACAGGTTGGTTCAAGTCAAATGTGACTGAATGACCGTTTACTGCTGTAAGAGTTTTTGAGCCGTTAAAATGTTGTCTAACGTTTTCGATTGTTACAGTCTGACCAACATAGAATTGGTCTGCTGTTGTAGGCAAGAAAACTTTCCCGTAGGAACCAAATCCTTCCAATGCAACCACAGGCTGATTGTTAAACCAAAGTTTTTCTTTGACTACGTTTTCTGCGGCTTGACAAACTTCTTCGACAAGTGCTGAAGAATACAAAGCACCAATTCCGAGCGCGCTGCGTAGTTCAGCTTCGGTTACGTATGTTGCAGGCATTGTATTCCTTTCTTATGTTATCCCCGGCGCAAGGGCTGTGCGCCGGGGTAACTCAAATGATCTAGTTAGTTAGATCAGGACTTGTTATACCAGTTTCCGCCGGCTGCAACCTTTGTCGCAAGCGCGCCGAAACCGTAGTAACCCAAATCAACGGTTCCATCACTATTCACATTTGTGCGTAGCTGGAAGCGTGGAGATTCATACCATGTGTAAGACTCTGGGTTCAAGATACACATTGAGTAATCGCCAAGACCTGTTCCGCCTGTTCCGCTGATTAGGCGAGAAACGCGAAGCTGTAGTCCTGCGACTGTGCCGCTTACTGCATCTGGAGCCAAAACTCCACCGTTGTTTTGTGGGTTTGACGCGATATAGATTGGGCGTCCATTATCTGAGTAGGACATAATTTTTGCCCATGCTTCAGGTGAGACAACAATGTTACGAGCAAACCCTAGAGTTCCTTTGTAAATTGCTGCGGCTGCATTGGAAACGTATGACAAAAGTCCATCTTTGTCTTCGCCTGTTGCAACTGCTGCGAGTGGGCTGTTGTTAGCCACTTCAGTAGTTACGTAGTAATCGGTTTCCTTGGAATACGCAAACTCGAGCTGACGTACCAATTCATCGAAATATGTCGGCGAAGATCTCTCGATGAGCTCCACGGTGGTGATAGCACGACCCTTGAAGGACTTGACATCTACGTTAATAAACTGTGCTGTTAGTTGTGACTCTGTAACAGGATTGTTTTCATCAATCTGATCTACTGTTGGAACAGCAGTAATTTTAGGGATTTGGAAAACAACGCCTGCATCCGGCAATGTACCACGGCTGATTGAATCAATAAATGGGCGATCAGCATTTGAAAGTGGATTAATTACTTCGGTTAGCTGACGTGTAGGAACCATGCCCGGTGCGGTTGTTGTTTCGTTATCAGCAGCGCGAACATACATTGCTGCTTCTTCATCGCCAATAAACTTTGCGCGTAGAGTATTTTCTAGGTATTTAGCCTTTGTAAACTCTAGGCGTGGCTTGGTGTAAATAGGTGCGCTAACAGTTGGGCGAGCAGCTTCTACCGCAGGGGTTTCTACCACTTGCTCAACGGTTGCGGTGTCTGGAGTATTCTCCACGACTGCCTCGCTTTCGTTTTGGGTTGGGTTTTCTTCTGCGGCTTCTTCTTCCGAAGCTGCAACGCTCAAGACTTCCGCGCTCTTAAACGCAGCAGCTTGAACAAGACTTGTTTCCATCATTTTGCTAGAAAGTACGCGATAGACATCGCCTTCACGTTTTCCATCTAGCACTTCGACACCTACAGATAATCCCGAGCGTAATTGCTCAGACGCTTCAACAAGCGCGTCATTACCACGTGTTGTGTTCGTTACCTTAAATGTTGCGTAAAGCCCATCCTCGCGCTCTTGGTAACTAATCATGCGCCCGATAGGTTTTTTGGCGTCATGCTCAAGTAATAGTTTTGGCTTTGGGCTGTCAGGGATTGAAATAGATCCTTTTTCAAATACAACTTTACCAGCGGAGGTAAAACCTACCTCGTTGCCAAAAGGTGCTATTTTACCACTAATGGTGCGCTCACTTACTGAGCACTCAATGTCACTCGAGAATGTTAGGTGCATCTGATTCACTTCCGTTAGGTGATAGGTTTTCCATTTCCATAGCATCTTCTACAGAAATTAAACCTAGAGTTAGCATTTTTTCAATGACCATCAGACGCTCTAGTGCATTAACAGCCAAGAAAGCATCCTCTACGTCAAACTTAACAATGTTGCCACGCGCTGTAATATCATCCATGCTTAAACGATCCTGAATTGCATGAATGTAGGGAGCAAGAGATAAAGAAACAAATTGACGGCGTTCATCTTGAACGTTGGCATACGTCATTGAGTTATTCATGTCTGCGCTAATGTAATACGCAGGCACATTCATTAATCTTGCAATTTGTGTAGACATATTCTGAATAAGGTCTACATAACCCATGTCTTTGGGGCTAAAAGAGGTCGGCACGTAATCTAACGTGCTTGTAAGGTAAGCTGTTGAACGCTGTGTTCGCGCCGACTTCCATGCGGCGAGAATAGCATCAACTTCTTCTTTGCTAAGGTCTGCGCCAGAATTTTTGATTACGCCTGAAGGCATTGGTGTGGATGTTGCTACGTTGGTAGACTTATCTAAATCAATAGCGGCGCGTAATGTTCGCGCACCTCGCGCTAGTACGCCTTCATCTAATCCTTGAAATGTAATGAGTGAGCCAAGACCTGAGTTAGGTACTTCTTTACCATCAACGTAATAGCGTGTAATATATTCGCTTACTGGATCTGTATCAAATGACACACGACCCGGTGCAATCCATTCAAAGCGCGCTGGTCTGCCATCATCAAAATAAACTTCAGTCACGCGCCAATATGCAACGCCATAGAATAAAAGTGAGTCCACAGTCCAAGCTAAAGTAACGCTGCGTGGTTGTGCCGCGGCTGGTTGATCAATCCAAATAGGCTTGCCAAGTTTTTCGCCAGTAGACTTTTTGTAAAGTTCCAATGGGAACGTCGCAATAGTTCCGGCTATTAGGTTTCTGCACCTAGCTACACCGGGAACGCTGATAGCTTCTTCGCGTCCGACAGCGGTAACAGCAATAGGAAGAAAATAGTTAAATGAATCCGTCATTAATGGCGGATTAAGTTGCGCCTCAATTTTCGTAGGGCGGAAACGATCAAATAGACCCATCCCCTATAGAATACCACACAAATCGGACAATTAGGTATAAATCTGCGGTTTTGATTGTGGTTTAAGTAGTTGGTGTGTCACCATCGCTAAACAGATAGCAGCTGACACATCGCCAGCCGATTTACGCCGCACGATACGCCAACCAGCATCGGTTTCTTTAGCAGCGCAGTTATTCATGGAATCTACAAGCGATTGCTGACCGTTATGCGTCAGACGGTTATTGACTATGGCATCTAAAAGATCTGAGCAGGCTTGATAGAACACTTGCCCGGACATGTCCACCATTTTGTACCCAGTCTGCGCTAAACGTTCTGCCACGCTCATTGTCGTGTATTTGTCAAAGCAAATAGACCTTGGTTTGTATTCTTTAGCCCAGTTAGCGATTTCGGCAGCCATCTTTAGCTCATCAATAGCCACATGCGACTCAAACTGCGCCACAACGCCTACGCCTACCTTGCCATCGTCCATAAGCTGCCCTGCAACTAGGCTAGCTTGCTTTTTAGTTACTGAAATGTCCATAGCAAAGACCGTAAGCCTTCCGGGCTCTAGTTTGAGATCTTGAACCGTCAAATCCTCGAACGCTCGATAAGGCCACGGCGATTTCAGCGCGCTTACCCATTGGCATAAGGTTTCTGTGCGGCTGGCCTCTACGCTTGAGGTGGCAATAGCTTCAGCGATAGTTTCTTCATCTACTAGGTAGCCCAGAGCAGGGTTAGCCTGATACCACGCTTCCTTATCGGTTATCTTGCTAAAGTCATCGGCTGAATACTCCCAGTAGCCTAAAGTCTTAGGTGGGTAACTTAAAGCGCGTGTGCGTAAATCGTTAAGTACGTGGCTAAACGCGTCACCGGCATTCGACGTCAAAAATATCTGACTATTGGGCTTGGCACGCGTGATTGGCTTTGCCGCCGTCCACGCCTCATCACTAATTTCACGTAACTCATCTACGAAAAGCAAATCCGCGGTCTTACCACGGCTTCCATCTCTTGTAGCCGCGACTATCTCGTATCTTGCTCCCGATAAAAGCTCGATCGATTCCTGACCATTAGCCACGCGGATTTGCTTCACTTGCGTTAGTAGTGATTCGTTGCCCTCGATAACGTCACACACCTTGCGAAAGGTATCTAACGCCATTCCCCTATTCGAGGACATAGCTACTATAGACCTTTCCCCAAAAAGGAACAAACCGGCAAGAATGCGGATACGAGCTAAGTGAGTTTTGCCATTCTGACGTGCAATCAGCAATAAGTTGGTCTTGCGAATCCATTTATTGTTTTTGTCTACCTTCAGCATGTCCGTTAGCACATGCTCTTGCCACGGCAGCAACTTCATAGGCTCGCCGTTATCTTTGAGCCCCTCTATCCACTTTAAGACCTCATCTATGCGGCTTTTTCCTTTGATTGGCGCATTACTTAGACGCGGCTTTGTGCTGCCCTTGCGAGTAGCCATTGTCAATTAGCCCCCGACTGCTCTGGACTGGTAAACGGTGAATCGGTTTGAATCTTTACGTTTGTTTGTCCGTTTTGTCTAGATTTGTCCGGACTTGTCCGAATCGGGGAGATTTGGAACGAAAAGGCAGGGGGGCCTTC